TTTAGCCATTATATTATTCCATTATTGGCTCACCTATAACAAAAGAATTATCCCGATTTGATTCTTCCTGTATCTGTTCATAATCTTTATCAGGATCTTGTGTGAGATTTGCTCCTTTGACGCTTGCTTTCTGTGAAACGAGGGGCTTATTGCCATTTGCGGCCAGCCACATGTTTATTTCGTCAATCTCGTTTACAGGCATGTAGGGCGTGATTTCAGGCTCTATCTCCAACTCTTCACAGTCTTTTTCAAGTGCTGTATTAAACTTGCCTATATAGGCCTTAATTACGTTTACACGGCGCTGTAAATAGTCATCGAATATCTCTCTTTTATCCTGCACTTTCAGGTGTGCATCCATGAAAAGCAATTTCAATGCTATGCCACTAATCGCTCCAAGCCCTTTCACAGATTCAAATGAAATATCCGGCGTTTGAGTGATCGTGTAAATCATTTTCAAAAGGGTTTCTATTTCAAGCTTTACCGATTCTGGCGCATTTTGCCAAGACACATATTGCATCGTAGCTCCTTCTTCGCCTTCGATAACCGCTCCACTTTCCCCTTTTTTTGACCAACCGTTTATTTGGCCTGTAACAAAGATTTTTGGACTCGCATGATAATCGTTTGTGTCGGCAAAATTGGATAGCAATGTTTCCAACCTGTCGATAAGCGAATTAACATCTTCTGTTTCAAATTTTTCCTGGTAACCGTAAACAATAGGGATTTTACCGATAGAAATCGGCTTTGGATAACCTTCAACCACTTCATAACCGTTTGTTCCATACAACCACAACCAATGCTCCGTGTCGGTGTATGTTTCAAAATAATTGTATTTAATTTTATTCTCGTCTTCTCGGCTAAATTCACGAGAGAAAGCGATCATATCGCCTGTTTCGTCCCAATAAGGATAAAGAACATCGCCAAATCCAGGTGAAAATACGGCACATTTAAGCTTAAACTGTGAATTAAACCCGTAATTCGTGTTTCGTTTTTCAACAGGGTACCACAATTCGGCGCATTCCTTATAACTGAATATTGATCGGGCAACTTTTCTGTTTAACGAATTACTTTTTACGTCATAAAGTATCCGATTCAACGCCTTTATGATTGTTTCCTGATTATCGTTATCAGGTGTGGCATTGTAAGCAACAGGATTTCCAAACAGAAACGACACGGCACGTTTTATAATAAGTTTTTGAAGAGCCAATTTGATACGTGCGACCTTTTCTATTTTGTAGTTTACCGATTCACCGTTTGTATCAACTACTTTACGAACATTATTATCTTCTGCATCGACCTTAACCCGTTTATCCGGTCGTAAAATTCTGTCGTTTACATTGTGCAGTTCAGGATCAAGGGCTTTATTGGCTGCCGCAACATCCGGTTGAGGTGTATAACGTTTTGATTTCAATTCTGAAATCACGTCATTTGATGTTGCCTGCTTGAAAATTTCTTCTATCGTCATATTTTGTTGTATTATAGTGATACATATTAATAGCCAAAAAGATCGGCAACGTTTTGATTCTTTCTATTTTTCCCGAGTACGGTTTCAAGTATTACGTATCGGATCGCATCTATCGCATGATTGAAAGCATCAATCGGTTCGTTTAGCCATTTCCCGTTGCTGTCTTGCTCGTAAGTGTAATTTTTGAATTCTTTGATCACGTTTGCGGATTGTTTTGTTACGCATATCTTATACTCAAGCATTTTCGTTATACCTTCCTTTATTGAGCCATTGCTTTTCTTTACCGGTTTGATATTTATACCGGCATTGCGTATTTCTTGGATCAAACGTGGATCGGCACTTTCTGCAATGACTTTCTTTGGATAATACGGCTTCAATTCTCTAATTATATCGGACGTAAGCATATATGTTCTATAACATATTTCGTCAACATATAAGCACTCTCCATATATTCCCGTATCGACAATAGCCGTCGGATCGTTGGAATATCCGAAGTCAATCCCGATATGGTTCATTTTAACATAACCCGGAATTTCGTCAATGATTTCAATATTCGTAAAAATCAAACCTTCAATCTGTGCCTGTAACCCCAATCCGTAAATCTTCCAAAGGCTTTCGTTTTTGTGTTGCAGGCTCTCTATTTCTCTGATAATCGTCTGCTCAAGAAACGGATTGTCTTTATAAGTTGAAATAAAATGGAATGTATTTTTATCCTTGTTCACTTCGCAAATCCAGTGATCGTCTGAAAACGAAGGATTATAATCGAGCAGCGTAAATTTTGTTGTCCTCATTTTAAGCTGCTGCCACTCTATATATTTCAATTCATTCGCTTCATTTACAAACAAAATATCTCTTTTCCTCCCTCTTAGTTTCTGTTCGCTGTCAGTAGAAAAGAATTCGACCCATGATCCGTTCGGAAATATATATGTCAATTCCGTTTTGTTCAACGCTTTTTCGTCAAATATTTTTATCTTGTTGAGTATCTCTTTAAAATCAATGAAAACCGACCCTTTCAAAGCAGGCAATGTTGCCCTGACAACCGATAAGCGTGTTCCCGGATTGTTTAAACAATAGATGATAAGCCATATAAGGATGTTATATGTTTTGCTACTACGGCTACTTCCTTGTGCCGAAATGGTTGTGTAGCCATTCTTTATAGCTTCGTCAACAATTTTATAAACTTTCGTTGTCTGAATTGTCATTCCTTACATCTTCCGTTTTATCGATGATCTCGATTTTAATATCCGGGAATAAGTCTTTCCCGTCTTTACCCGTCAATTCGGCCCGTAGTGGAGCATCAAATCCAAGCATGTTATTAATTGCATCAAGGCTTCGCTGTTTGTCGAACAGCTTAATCTTGATCTCCATGCCGTATTTTGTTTCTTTTGTTGTAATCTCCTGAATGATTGCTTTTTGGGCAGGTGTAAGATTTTCAAATTCCTTTAAAGATATCCAACCGTCCCGTAACTGCCCTGCATCGGCAAAAGCAATTTTTTCATGTTCTTTCAAAACACGCAATGCCGAAATTTGTGCCGTCTCGGAAAGATTATTTTGTAGATATTTTATACGTTCTTGAATGTTAGCTTTTGTTAACAATCTACATCCTGTTACACGAGCTGATTTTTCGGAATATCCTGCCAATATGGCTGCTTTTGTTGCATTCAAATGCAAAACATACTGGTAACAAAAGCGTTTTTCTTTTGGTGTAAGTTTCTTTTTATTTATATTTTTATCTTTGGTTTCCATAGTTAAATTGTGAATTAATTTGCATTTCAGCCTTTTCTTTGCTGATAATCGAACGGATAAGGTCTATTTGATGCACACACATTGAGTTTAGTCTATCCAACCAATCAACCAGGAACATTTCGTCGCTTGCAATACAGTCGACGAGCGCATTTTGAGCTTTTGCGGATAAATAATTCTCCTTTGCTATTTTAATAATTGTTTCGCTTATTTCGTTTGTTTTTTTAGACCTTACAAGTTGTTTTGCAATAGCAAGCAAATATCCTGTGCGTGCATGATATACTGCAATTTCTTTTCCACGCTCGATTGCACCGTCCGCACTATCGGGAATCAATGTTTCCAATTCTGCCTGCATATCTGCGCATTCTTTTTTTATTTCGTCAAACGTCATTTTTTCATTCTTAATAGAATAGAATACAAAACAATACAAAAATAAAACGTGTATCATAATAATACACGTTTCAATGAAAAACTTATTCTATATTTATCTACAATTGCTTTTTCTCTTTATCTTATGCTGTAAAACATGCTTTTTGTTTTGCAAATAAAAATGAGAACTTCTATGTTTGCATTGTTAATCGCACCAGAAGGAATTGAAATAAACTTTTATTTCTTGATGCTCTTTTTGAAGAGTATTTAATCGAACCAGGAAGGGTCTGTCAATCAGTAAATTCTGATTTCCTTCCAATAGGTAAGACAGAAAAGCGGGGGATTGCTCCCCCGCTTGTTATATTTCCCATTATAAAATCCCTCCATGTAAAAGTGAAATTAAAACACTATCCCTTACCTCCTGATTTGATCTTTTGAATGGTTGCATGTTTCTTTTTATTAAAATGCTGTTCAATTCTTTATGTGTTATCTTTCCTCCTGAACCCTTCCAGCACTTTCTTAAAGGTCGCTGTTCGATAACCTCTATTCCGTAATGCCTGCACATCTCGACAATTTTTCTTCCGACTTCGTGGTTCCTTCCTGCTGAATTGCCTTTTGCGGCAGCCGTTCTGTAATTATCTTTATTCCCTTTGTGCCAATTGTGTGAAATCAACCAACTTGCCTCAACGATAACAACTAATGAATAATTCCCTTTTTCAGCCATCTTTTTTCTTGCCTGCAAATAATCGAGAAGTTCGGGAAAGGCAAGCGTTGTTGCTTCCAGTAGTCTGTTTTTTAAGATTAATTCAGCCACGCCGGATTTATCCACGTCCGGATCAATGCCGATTATCATATCATATTTAATCATTGTAAATATTTTTCTTTCTTTTAGAGTAAATAAAATTGTTCTTTAAGTATTGTGTATGCATCAAGATATCCATCAATCCAGGAGATCCTGTCTTTAATTTTTGTTTTTTCCATGTCTTCTAAATTCTCTTTAACCATTTTTTTAATCAAACCAATTTTTTCCTCCCTGTATTTATCCGTTATTTCGTCCATTTTTTTAAATGTTCCTTTTATGGTTTTATTCCTCTGTTTTTTTTCAATTAAGAGATAAATTATTATCAATGAAAGTAATGCTAATATTAAAATAATTGTTCCCATTGTTTTTGTTCTTTTAATTATTTGCCTTTAAAAAATCTATTGCGCTAAATAACATACCTACAATGCATGCCGTTTGTAAAAAACTATTTTCGGCAAGCAGAAATATTATTATCCATAGTTGCACTTGCAGCATCATTGTTTCTTTTTTCATATTTCATGATTATTTATTTAATTCGTTTATAAATTCCTCGTCATGTCCGGGTTCAATTTCATAGAATTCACACTTTAATGGCATGCGTGTCAATCCGTTTTTTTTGATTCGCTCCCTGCCCTTAAAATATCTTTCTAATTTATAACTGTGAAGTTCTTTCCCGGAAAATTCAGGATTCTTATCACATGAAAAGGTAGTTTCCCCATAACTGTTTTTAGCTTTAATAAGATGCTTGCAATACTGAAAGCATTTATGCTTATTTTTCGGGTTCTTTTTACACATTCTTTCATGCAACTTCATGGCACCACAATTAAACATGCCCCTGTTACAGAAGTCGCATCTGTAAATGATTTCTTTTTGCTTTTTCATAGCTTTGACATTTTATTTAATTAACTTATTGATTTTATCGACAAAAAGGCGTTTGTCAGCAGCGCCAACAATCTTATCCATTACTTGTCCTTTTTTAATGAAAAGAATAGTAGGTATATTGCGGATACCGTATTTTGTTGTTGCTTCGTTGTTTTCGTCAACGTCGATTTTTCCAACAATGACGTTGTCTTTGTATTCTTCTGCCAATTGTTCGATAATGGGAGCGACCATTCTACATGGGGCACACCATTCTGCCCAGAAATCGATTACAACCGGTTTGTCTGTCTTTAACACTTTATCGAGTGTTGCGTCTGTAATTTGAATAACCATGATTTTTTTGTTTTTAAATTGTTTATATGTTTTTTATATCCTTGTGTCTTTTAATACATCAATTATATTTTTTTCAAATTCCTCTACTGTAATTTCTTTATTTATCAACCGCATAAGACCTTTTCTTTCTTCCTCTGTTGCCAATCTATGATTATTCCCTAATTTAACAGGGAACATATAGATCATATTAACAGATGAAGCCATAACTTCAGGGAAGACAACCCAATCATCGATCCAACTATCAAAAACCCATTCTATTGAATTAACAATAATAAAAAAAATTGCTCCTGCATCATTTACATATATTACGTCTCCTTTTTTGTACGGCTTTTTCTTTGTTCCCATTAGCTTTAAATAACAGCTTCTTATTACCTTTGCATCCCAAAGCGCATTGTGTTTTTTTTCATCTCCATGTAAGGAATCTCCATAAGCGAACATTTCTCTTTTGATATCAGGGTCAATCCTTTTTACTTTGAATAAGGTAGATATATCAAAAGGTATGTAGTAAATATTGCTTGGTATATTGAAAGCACCACCAAATAATTGACAGAATAGCACCCAATCGTATGCCAAACAATCGCTCCACATCTCAACCTCATCGAATTGAGCAAACCACTCGATAAGTGCGTTTTTCACTTTTACTTTGTTTCCTTTGATTGTCCATTTCGAACCGTCTTTTACCAGCTTTTCATCTTCAAGAAACAAATTTTTAATAACGTTATCATGTATCCAGTTATCAACCTGACTTCTATCGAAATCGGTTAATTCTGCATAAAACGTCTCCCCTGTCTCTGCCACCAAACCGATACTTATCAATGTGGTTTGTTGTCTCAATCCTGTAAATTCGGTGTCGAAAAATACTTTTGTCTTCATTTTTCTTCTTTTTTTGTAAGTTTTAAAAGTTCAAATTCGTATCTGGTAACAATTGGATTTTTATTCCATGTTCCTTTACCGTTAATTTCGTCGATTAAAGCCGCAAATGCTTTATACGGACTTGGATACCAAAGACCTGTAGTCGGATTTTCATAAATAAATTCGCTTGTTCTTCTTCTTTTTCCAGCCTCGACGCTTATAACGCTATATTCTTTTATCCCCTCTCTTAAACATTCGATATATGATATATCGCAAAGATTTTCATTCCTTTTATCTTTTATTCTAATGAAATGCCTTGCATACTTTTCGGGCATAAAAAGTTTGTTTTCCCACTTTTCGTGTTTTGCTTCATGGTCAAACTTATAATCAATACTTCCGTCGGCGTTAACGAAGTATGGCTCTTTTAAATAAAGCGTTTCTCCAACTTTATACCTGTCCGCCATTCTTCTCGTAACAGTCTTTCGACCGCTAACAACTAAATCGAATAGTTGTTCTTTAAAACATATACCTCTCATTTTATTTTTATTTAGTATTATAAATACAATCAACCACTTCAATTGTTTCAGAACTAAATGGGTCGAAATAATATGCTCCTAAATGTTCACCGCCAAAACCGAAATATCCATCTCGGAATTGAACGGTCATCAATCTGTGTTCGCCTCCCAGATCGACATTTACGATGTCGCCTTCATAAACTCCCACACCGTTCTTATCATATATACCGGTAAATTGTCCAATGGACTCATTTTCAACTTCCTCTTTAAGTCCGTTGTGAATATTAACGATATATGATTTATTTGGTTTTTTTAGGTATACAAGGTTACCATAAACCCATATTTTCGCATCTTTTAATATGCCTCTGAATTTTATTTCTCTTTTCATTGTTATTTTGTTTTAAATCGTTTATAGCTGTGCATATTTTTTAAACTGTTCGTTGAAATTGTCTAAATCTTTTGTGTAACTGTTTATCTTATCCTTACCGATAAACTTGCTAAACTTTCCGAAGAATTTATCGAATGCCTTATTCAACGCTTCAATGTCGTACCTCATGCTGCCGATTAAATACCCGCCTTCCTCGAGTATTACTTCTAAATCAGCAAGCAGGGACGTATTTTCGCTTTGCAGCAGGTACATTGCCGATAAATACCTTGCCGCTTTGTCTATCACTCCATTTTTTAGAGCTTCTTCTTTCAGTTTTTTGTTTCTATTTTGTGCTTCTTTTTGTTTAATAGTCTTCATCATTTATAAATTTACCTTGTAAAACACTTTCGATATCCCTGTTCAACCATTCAAAATCACCCATAAAATCATGATAGAAAGCCATCATTCTACGATATTTGCACAGTAAAGCAATATTTTTTACTTTTACTGTTCTCAACCTCTTTTTTGATCGTTCTTTAACCATGAATATTTCTTCTATTACAGTCAATATTATGGTTATAAGAATCATAGATATACATATTATCTTTAATATTCGTTCCATTATTACTTTCAAAATATTTTTGTTAAACTTATTTCATCCTCATATAATGAGCAGCTGTCTCCTGCTTTAAATGTTACTACATATTCCCAGCTTCTGAATCTGACCGAATATGTTGCATCAACAATCACACCCTCGTCGCTTTCTTTTGTAATGTGATAGATCCGGTCTCCTATCGCATATTTCGGATTATTTATCATCATAGTTCTATTTCATTTTATAATTTCATTGAAGCTCTCTGCAAGCCTGCGAAATTCAGGGTTATATTTAACCTCATCATAATATTTGT